GGCTACTGTTTGTATATCGATAACGCCATTGCCAAAATCTATTTTTTGTTTAGTTGATTTAGTATTGGCATCATAATATTCTTCTGGAGCTGGACTATTAGGATTATCAAATGAATAATTTTTAGCCTTGTCCATACTTTCATAAATCGGCAATAAGGTATTTTCTAATGTATCTTCCATTATTACTGATTAGCCAATCTATTATATATATCTGCACCATAAGTAGTTTTAAGCATATCAATTTGTTCTATAATACTTTTTTGTCTAATTTCTGCAATTTGACTATTTTTAATATTAAGTTTAGATTGAGTAATATTATTAACATCAATACTCACATTATTTTGCTCCATAATATTAAGTTCATTTAATTCATTAATAACATTTTGAGCAGACGTTAATAATTTAGTTCGAACAAAACCATCAGCTTCTGTCATAACTTGATTAAATATTTCTATTGGACTAAGTTTACCTTCCATTATTAAATCATCAAATCTTTTTACATATATGCTAGTAGCATCATTATAGGCATCAGCTCTATTTGGATCATTTTCTTGCATACTTTCAATGTAAGCATTGTTAGTAGAAAATATTTGACCTTTAATATTGTTACGCAAACGATTGACCAATGGTGATGATATACTTGTTACCGACACATGAGTATCGTGCAAATCTTTGAAAGTTGCTTCAGTTACAGTTGGTCTTAGTGCAAGTATTTCAGCATAATCATAATTACCTTTATTAATTTCTGCTTTTTCTATAATGACATCAATCGTGTCAACATCAGCATAATTAAAATTATTTTTTGATGCAGCTATTAATTGTAGTGCTGTGCTATCACCAAGATTGTCTGTTTCTAGTTGTTTATAAGCAGCAGCTTTTAAAATTGGATCAGCTTCTTCTTCTGCTTCGTATAAATCTTTTTCTAATTTTACGATTAATAGTTTTTCTGCTTTTTCATCAAATTTTAATAATTTATCAATTTTATTTACTTTTTCATCCAAAGCTCGATCAAGCACCGTTTCTTTTTGGTCATCACTAAGCAATCCCATCATAGCTGTAGTAAGTTCATCACCTTCAGTAAATGACCCTTCTTCATAAGCATTATAAAAATCTGACATGCTTTGATCTTTAGCTGAATTTAAAATACGATTAGTAACAGCTTCACCTACATACTTTTCTATAAACGTATTTGGCGTTTCACTTTTGTCATTAAAACCAGCTAGAAAGTATTGTTCGATAGTGCCGTTAATGTTGCCAGCTATAATATCAAATTGGTTTAGATCATTAACATTAGTTAGTTCTTCAGCATAATTTTCTAAATTGTATAAATGATTAGCTTTAAGTAATGTGTTAGTACGATTAACCGAAGTTTTAACAACATCTTTTTCATACTTAACTTTGTTTTTATTCCAACTACTAATTATAGATGTTTTTAAAATTTTATTAGAAGTAGGTCCTAAGATATTTTCTAATATTTGATTTGCACCAGTTTCATACGCAGCTTCCCAGTCTTGTGGACTATTAGCTAATTCACTTTGTGGATTTAATATATCTTGTTGTAACTGCTGTAATTGATTATCAATAGCTGTGTCATTAATAGATTGTTGGTATGATAACTCTTGTTTAGCCTTTGCTGTAAAATAAGAATTGACTGCTTGATTTGCCGTTGCTCCAAAGTTAGCTAATGATTTATTAAATTCAGCTGCACCAGTATCAACTTGGATTATACCACTAGAGGTAGATTTTCTAGTTGGGCTAATCGATGGTTTCATTATTGTAATTGCCATAAAAGTCCTATGTTAACATTGCGTATTGACCAACTTGAGATGCACCACTTAATAATGTGCTAACAGTATTTAGATTTGCACTAGCTCTAGCATATTTGCCTTTTGCTCGTACTGCTGATGCTTGTATTCTTGACATTGCTGCACCATCAGCTTCTTGTTGTTTTTCTTTTTCAGCATTGTATTTAAAATTATATTCATCATCTATATACGTTTCTAAATTAGCTCTCATAACTTCTTCGACTGTGCCACTTAGTTCCACATTACCTTTGGCATAGTTAACAACATTTTGTCCACGATATGCATTGTATTCTCTACGCATACCTCGTACTTCAAAGTTAACTAACTTATCAAAATCTTTTAGATTATTTTCTCTGATCTCGGCATCTCGTTCAATAATCTGTGCGTTATACTGAGCTTGTTTTTCTTGAGCTTTACCAGCCTGGTATGTTCCGTAGGCTGTGACCGCTGTTGTTGCTACCATTAAAGGTACTACTGCTTGTGGCATATTATATGATCCTTGCTAATCTTAAATAATCTTTACCATCAGGACCATATTTTCTCATCAGTCCTTCTGATTCCATACCAAACCATTCAGCAAATCTAATGCCGTCTTTAAAGTCAGCTCTTATAGATGCTTGTATGCGTTGATAGTTTTTTTCGTTAATAATATCTTCTAAATATTTTTTAATATTTTTTAACATAAATAATTTATGTTTATTGGCATTGCGTTGCATGATAACCCATACTTCAGCAACATTGTTAGTTTCCCATAATGAGTGAATAACACCACACACAATCGGTTGTCCTAAATAAAAACCAGTCCAGGCATCTTGGGTTGGTAGATCTTGCGTGTTGTAATCAATCTTAAAATTTTCTACCTCACCAAAACTTAAAATGTAGTTGGCATGCTGTGGCTGAAATTTCTCAATAGTATATTTAACCGTCAAAAGTATTTAACCTTGGATAGATTGCAATAATATTTAATGGCAACGGTGATGCTTGTCTGACAAATATATGTCCAGACTTTTCATAGTCTGATCTAAACTCAGCATCCTTATCACCTGTAAATAATTCCACTGCTGATGACATCAACATAGAACTATCACGAAATGGTATAATCTCCATATCATCTAAACTTGAGCCAACTTCACAGCCTAAAGTTTTATGTAATCTAACTGTAACCCCATGCACTCGTTTAATTTTACCCTGAGCTGTGCCATCTTCAGCACCAGCTTCTAACCGCATGGTTTGTAAAACTGATTCATAGTTAAGACCAATCGTAGCTTTTTCAGCTGCATAACTTAAAGTCACTGCACCTGAGCTTACGGTCTTTTCTACATGAGCTGCACCATTGACTAGCACATCTAATGGTTCACCTTCTAAATGATTCAAACCAGATACTGATGAAGTCTTGCCACCAGAATAAGTTAAGCCACTGTCTACATAGAATGCATCCATCTGGCTATTGCCATAATCAAATGGTGTTAGGTATTCGACATACCTACGAGTAGAACCATTAATGAAACGATTTACAATAAGATATAATTGATCTTCGTCTGCATCTGTTGGTATTACTGCTACTGATTCTACTTTAGCATGCGTCAACCATTTATGAGTAGCAGCAGTAGTATTAACAGAACTTATAGTAATATAAGAACTGAGATCACTAGTAGTTGATAATTTAAACGTGTCATCAGTTAGAACATCAACATAGTATTTAACATTTGTACTTAGACCACCCAGTGCATGACTGGTATTTGATGGATAATAGTATAAATAATCATCATTTCCAAAACCGTGGCTATCAACATAAAACGTACCATTACGAACATTTACTCCTTTATAAATATACTGTGTTGTATCAGAACTTGGAGTAGATGTAAGACTTATTGCTGTGCCAGCTGTAGCATTTGTTGCCGTGGTGGCAAGTTTAATAGTGTTACTATCACTAGCAATAACAAAATAAAAAATACCTTGGCTCAATCCACCAATATCATTTGATAACGTAAAATACGAAACGACATCACCAGTTGATAAACCATGTGATGATAACGTGATGGTGTTATTAGTTGTCGATACATTACTTGAGTTAGAAGTAAATTGAATCACGTCAGTTGCTAATGATTTACCAGTATCAGCTTTGCCACCAATAACATGTCTATGCCAGGCAACTACATTCTCAGTACGTTGATAAGTCATACCAGCTAACACCCCATCTTCTCGTGCTACCCATTGCACTGAATCAGGTTCTTGTTGGTAAGCCATATCCTTAACTAGACTTTCCGTAACGTGTTCAGATAATATTGTTAAGTCAGGTGCAACATAGTTATCACTATCATAGTTATAAACTAGTTCTCTAACTTTACGTTTAGCTCGTTGTAAAAACAATGTTACGTTGCCAACAGAGATAGCATCTTTGTTAGCCGAGCCATACGTTGATTGTTTACGAATATTAATATTAGTTGGTGACAAGCCATCAACGGTATCAGAACCTGTAACTAAAAATTCACCACCGACTGTACCAACAAGTAAAGATCGAGCAGCTGACAAGTATCGAATAGCATTTACTTGGTTAGATGCAATCGTAAAGATCATAGCATCATCAGCATTCGTGCCTGTCGTAAAGTTTTCATAGTCACCTGATTTACTAAAAAACAATGTTTGTGGGTTATTGTTAGTATTAGCAAACACCAGGCGTTGTTCAAAAAACGATACGCAAGATGGAAAGTTATTAGCAGCTGTACCAATTATTGGGTTGTTTAATTTTTCTACAACGTCACTACCACCAGCACTAAATGTACCAAAACTACTGGTATCAACATTTGTACCGGATGCATCTTGCAACTGAAACGTAGTAGCATTAGGTACAGTACCAACCTGAAACACTGTGCCATCAGCAAGTTGTGTCATGCCACCAATATCACGAAACGTAATAAAATCACCAGCTGTAAAACCATGATCGGCTGAGGTTGTCACTACGCCTGGATTAGCTTTAGTTACAGCTGATACAGTAAAGTTTGTACCTGTGTTTAATGTAACCGTACTCAAACTCCAAGCAGTATGATCGGTACGAGTTAGTTTTTTAATAGGATAGGTTGGATGCGTGATGTACATGACATCAGCAGATTGAGCATACTTCAGTTCAAATAGATCTGCCGTAGCATAAGTTGTAGTAATTTGATAAATACGAAATGCTGTACCAGCAGAGCCGTAAGTAGTTAGAGCTGATGTATCAAAATTATTGCCATCCGTATCTTGTAACGCAAACGTATGTGTTGTGACACTTGCTACCTTAAATTGTCGACCATTCAGTTCCGTCATGCCCACAATACCAGACAAGATAACATAATCACCATTGGAGTAACCATGTGATGTAGCTGTAACCACACCTGGGCTAGCTTTGGTAATAGCTGATATAGTTTTGCCAGTTTCAGTAATGATACCGTTATCTTTATAAAACCTAACGTATAAATTACCAAACTCTAGCATGTAGGTTTGTGTTGTTGAGAACTCAAACGGTATTAATCTTTTAGCTGTGCTGCTGTCTTTAGCTTCTGACACAAATCGTGTGCCTGGTCTACGACTAGCAGAACCATGGGGATGTACCACCATGTTTTCTAAAGTCTTACAGCCAAAGAAATATTTTTCTAAATCAGTTCTACCATCCATACGAGGTGACAGTTCACCAGCTGTAAAATTAGTAAATGCATAAGCAGATCGAGCCATTATAACCTCGATGCAATAAATGGAAAGTCTGCGTCTAGTTCATCTGGCATACCTTCAGTAGCATCAGCAAATCTAGCATCTTTTAATTTTTCTAAATATTTTTGTTCCATTAACTGCAACAAAGTAGTTGAGCCAGTAATGGCATAAGCTATATCGGCTGCAATAGCAGCTGACAAAGTTTCGACTAATGACGTATCATATTGTGTCGTGTCTGTAATTCTAGCTACATATAAAATTTTTACCGTAGTAGCATTGGTTAATATTTTTCTACCTTCTACTTTGAAATCAACATCATCTTTCATTTCAAAAGTTTTTAATACACGAATACAATCTGAGGGTAGGGTGTATTGATTAGTGTATTCATAATCTGGTTTGTCAGTATCTTGTGCCAGGGTAACTCGTTTTAATAAACAGTTCCAAGGATGCTCACGAAATACTTTATCACGGACCATATCGTATCTTTGGTTGAGAACTCGTGCATTCTTTGAGTCTTCCGTTAATGCTAAGATAGTTGAAGCTCCTAATTGATTCAAAGCTCCATTACATATTCCAACTTGTGATGTCATAAATTTCCTTAATAATATTGAATTATAAGGACAGCCGCATAACGACTGCCCTTATAGTTTTTAGTGTCTAGTTAACAACATATTGAATGTTGAAAGACATATCACCAGCAGTTTGCCCATCAGCAGCCATGGTAGCACTAATGTAATAGTACCCACCTGGATCGACTGAATCACCAGCAAGCTCGTACATTTTTTTACCAGCTGTGTTGATGTCAGCAGCTTCAAAACGAACATCTGCCATTGCAGCAGCATCAGCTACCGCAGTTGCAAATACATCTTCGTCTTTAACTACTCCAGCAGTTGTGTGTATTCCAACATTGAAAGTACACGATCCGCCTAGTGTATCTGAACCAATAAACAGTTGAGATACAACAGCGTTGCTTGGAATTGGTGCAAGCATAACAACATCGTCATTATCACTGTCACCAGAAGCAAGAGCTATAGTGCCTTGTGCTACACGAACAACGCCATGTAGAAGTGCAGCATCATTAGCTACCTGTGGTAAGGCTTCAAAGTTAGCCACTAAAGTTGAGTTTTTAGTACCCATAATTTATCTCCTAACTATTATTCGTTACACGGAATTTGGAAAACTTTGTTTTCTTCCATTCGAGTTGCACCAATAGACATGCAAGTGTACACTTGTGTAGCATACGATTTGTCAGGTCTAACATCAATCTTAGCAGTAATATCTTTACCTACGCCAAGTTTGATAGCATCTTGTGTGAAAGCAAAGATTTTTCTATCATCCGTGTTAGTTGCATCAAGGCTTAGTCTGTTTGACAAGATGAATTTGAAACCCATGAAGGTATCAATGTCACCCTGTACTAGAGCTTTGACGGTGTTAAAATCACTAGAAGTAATTTGAGTAGTGCCAAGCAGATCAGACATCTGTGTTGCACCAGCTACAATAAATCTAGGGATTGAAGGGTCTACATCATTTAAATCAAAGAATTTTTTAGCTGCAATTAATTTAGCTATAGTTAATCCATCTGATTGGTTTGATGTTGCAAACTTACTGCCTGAAGGTAGGGCAACAGCTGTTCCCCCAGTTTCACCAGTGTCTGCTGATCCGCCTAAAGCAGTAATGATAACATCATCCATAGCTCTTCCCATTGCAGCCGCCGCAGCTTTTGCATAAGAAGAAGTTGGATCTATTAACATTCTTACTTTGTCTTGATCGTCTATTAGGTCAGCCCATTCGTAATCGGCTAAACTAACTCTACGTCTTGCATGTGGTGTATCAATCTGTGGAGTGTCAGCATGTCTTGACGTTCTTTGAACAGCAGCTGTTACGCCAACTTGGTCAAAAAATGCATTCTTTCCAGTGATTGTTTCCACATCAACAGCTGAACGCAAACGGCTTCCCATTTGCTGTGCCAGCATAGCTACGTTTGAAGAATATTGTTCGACAAACGAAGTTGTGATTTCTGAACTCATTATAAGTCCTTTCGTGGTTTAAGTTAATAAAGGTTGATTACAGTCAATTATCCCGTGAGGGGTTGGCTTGCATTTTACACCTGGTAGGTGATGGGTCTTTCCCCATCGTCACTTAGAGCTGACTAGCAGTTGTTCTAAATATTTTAGCCATTAAGAACTTGTCTTAGGGCATAAACTTTTTGCACGGTAGCATCGTGTTGTGGATCTGATTTGTTCCAGTACGGACTAGTCGGTGCAGTTAAATTGTTAAGTTGATCTTGGACACCAGCGTTACTTGTAACAGAGTCTTTATCTCCCACAAGCGTATCTTCTGACATCACCATAGCTAATTTTGCTAACCCTTTTATCAAGGTAGCATTATCACCTAGCATTGAACCATCTGCCATTTGCAGTTGGAACGCATCTTCACCTAAGTATTGTTTACCTATTTGTGATGCTTTAGCTAAGTTGTCATCATAACTACGACCCCATTCTTCACGCAACTCACGAGAGCTTTGTTCTTGGGCTAACACACTAGCATTACTTTGTTCGTTCAAAGTTTCAGTGCTGATGGCACTATAATAATCTAAAATACCTTGAGCTTGTTGTGGTGATAACCCATGCTTATGAGCTGCATCTTTAAACGATGCAAACAGTTGGTCATCCACAGCTTCACCTTCTTCTAAGGCTAGTTCTAAATTATATTCATCTGGTGTCGTTGGTCTACCAAGTTTAGTGTAAATATCATTCCACTCATCTTCAGTAGTATTTACTCCTGGCACTACCATCTTATCTTTGCCGATCATTGATTCAGCATTGATGTAGCTTTTAGCTAATGTTGATACGTCACTAAATTTTTCTAATGAAGTATTACCTTTTATATCGTCTGGTAAACTGTCACGCCAACTAACTTCTGTAGTTGGAGTTTCTGTTGCAGTTGGCTCAGACGGTTGGCTTTGTTGTTCGACAGCCGTTACCTGATCTTCTGACATAGTGTTCTCCTTATGTTATGATTAAATAAATTATGATTATGGCTACTACTACGCTAGCAGCTTTCCATTTAGATTTTAAAGATAGCCATAGTTCTCTTGCTTTTGTTATATAATTTAAAATTTCCATTATATTTTCCTATTCATCATTTGGGTTATAAATAATATTGCAGCTCGTTGTCCTTCGTTAAATGCACTTTCATGGGCATCACCTTTAACATTTGTCGTGTTATACATGTGACAACGATTTTGCAAATCAGTTAATACTCTTGCACCATTCTCAGTACCAAAAGTAGTTTTGTAATCAGTTACTAACTGATTAATCTTTTCTTGTTGATCTTCTTGGTTAGGATTTTGTTGCTCATCCGCCATAGTTTTCTCCTTATTGTATAGCCTTCACCATCGGAGCAGCAGCTCCCACTGCTTCAGCTTGTTGCATTTGTTGCTCTTGTTCGGCTTGGGCTTGTTGTTGTTGTTGTCGTTCATTTCTTAGTTGTTGAACCTGGGCATCTGATTTCATAACGGCAGCTGGTAAGCCTAATACTTTTTGTACATACTTAGCCAAGCCATCAGTATCTAGATAATCTAATACTGGAGCAAACTGTGACATAGCTCCAAAGATTTCAACGCCACGCATAACGGTATTTAAGTCACCAGATTTTTGGGCTTTGGCAAGTGGGCTAACATATTCAATCTCCACATCTTGTTGAGCTAGTATCTCTGGTGCTGGTCTAAATATACCCTGACGTTCTAATATTTTATAAACTCGTTCTATTAATGGTTGTAATAACTCTGACTGTAATCGACCTAGCACTGGTCCAAGCAATCTCATTTTTTCTTCATTACGTTGTAGAACTTCAGTAGCCGTCATGTTGCCACCTTGTGAAGTTAACAGCTGATCGACATAAAATGTTTTTTGTACTGCCAGCTGACGGTCTTGAATCATATTTAGTGTTATTGGATTGTTTGCTCCAATGTTTAATGGTTCAATTCGGTCACGACTACCTGAACGATAAAAGTTTAAGCCACCAGGTACAGTTCTTATCGGTAACATAAAACCGTCATCAGGTATCATTAACGGTGGATCAATTTGTTTTTGTCCAGCTTTGATAGCAACCTCTGACATTTTGTTAAGCATCTTAACATCAGGTAAAGCATTCATTGATGGTGAACGACCATAGATCTCATAACTGGCTTTGAGGTATCTTGGCACAACATAAGGAAACTCACGGAAACCACCTTCACTAATCATGTGAACGTCATTGGGATCTAAGTAACAAGATTTAAACGGCATGTTTTGTGCATCTTGTTTACTAATATCATAACCATCTCGTGGCATAACCACATGTAGTAAATCTACATCGGCATACACATCTTGTTTAAATTTATTTAAGATAGCAGCACCGACATTGTTTTCACCAAATAGATTTACCGCAGCTCGTGCTGATATGGTAAATAATCTAAAGACCGTATCAACTTGTCCTTTTTCGTTTTCCGCAATGTATATTTCTTTAATGTGTCTAGTATTAAAACGTACCATGTTCTTATCATCAGCTGATACAAACATAGCTGATGTACCAAACGATATTAAATCTTGATACAGTTCTTGTACTTCTTGTTGAAAGTTTGACCGGTTAAATGCAGTGTACATATCTTCAGTAACACTATCTAACCACTCTTGAGCTTCGTCATCTTGTTGGAGTTCACTATCTTTAAAAGCTAATGTAAACCACGGTGACGCTGCATTGGTTAACATACCATGCAAACTAGAACCTAATAATTCCAGTGCGTGGATAGCAGTGCCATCAAAGATTACTTGGTTTCTTTTATCTCCACGAGTTCGTTGCTGTGTAATGTCAGCTTTGCGTGGTAGCATGTAATCAGCAATTTCTTGCCAATGACTTTCCCACGTTGACCTAGTAGTTTTAAGTGTAGAAAATCTATCTACGAGCATTGCTGCTTTTTTATCTTGCATATAATTAACCTAGAAGGGTTGGAGTATAAACGGTAGCACTTCCACCAAGACCAGTTGAACTAGTATTGATTAATGACTTACGACCTTTTTTCTTACGCTGTACGGCTTGAGCTGTTTCTTCAGTTTCCGTTGGTGTTTCCTCAACTGGTACAGGATCAGATACAATTGGATCTGGAGTAGCTACTGGATCTGGAGTAGGTGTTGGAGTTGGTTCAGGAGTAAAAGTTTCTTTTACTATTGGATTAGGTTCAACTGTAGGTTCAGGTGTCGGAGCTGGTGTTGGTTCTGCTACCATTGGTGGCTCAGCTGGTTCTGGTTCAACCACTGCTGGTGGTGTTGGTACAAAAGGTTCAACTATTTCTTTCGGTATTATTTTTTTAATTATTTTTTTTGCTCTGCCCATTTATTTTCTCCATTGATAGGGTAATTGAATTGCAACTGTTTGGTCATTTTGATTTGACCAGCCAATGCGTTCATATAGTTTTATGTCATCAGCATCGATTTCATCTGTTTGCAATGCAACAGCTCCGAGCTGATAACTCATTTGATAAAATTTATTTACCGTGTGTCTGTTTAACACACGACCTTGATGTTGTTGTGCTACACACATATGCGTAACAAAATTGTTTTCGTTATCTTGCAATTCATACAACCATACATAACCTAAAGTTGTGTCATGTTTTACAAATCGAAAGATGTAAGCGTAAATTAAATTATCTTTATGCTCAGGTAGATACTTGTAGTTTTCTTCTGTTAAGAAAGCTAGCAAAGCATCAGGGTCTTGACTTAGTTCTATATCAAGCACTCTGCTTGTTTTTATTAGCAAAACTTCTAGCAGACGCTACTGAACCAAAACCCCATTTCTTTAGAGCTAAGGCTTTACGAGTTGGACTACCATCTGGTTTCTTCATTGGTCCTTTCATGCCAGCAAAACGTGCAGCAAAAGATACTCGTCTAGGGTTAGTACCTTTGTTAACTGGAGCTTTCACTCCATGATGTTTTCTACCAGCAGCATTAAGACCACCTGATGGACTTTGGTGTTTCTTTAACGCCATTTAACCCATCAAAGTTTTCTTTTTAGTTTTTTTCTTTTTTCTTTTCATTGGTGGTCTACCTTTAGTAGAGCCATATGTTCCAGGACCGTAAGGCATAATGTTATCCTAATAATGTTTGTTTTTTTGGTTTTTGTTTTTGTTTGTTTCTTAACATAGCAAAGTCTTGTGCATCTACTCTGTTATTATTGTTAACATCAATCTTTTTTTGTTTACCTTTTAATTTACCTGTCATAAAATTATCCCATTAAAGTTTTTGGTTTCTTGGCTGTCTTAGCAGCTTGTTTAAAGTTTTTTGCAGATGGTGAACCAGCTGATCCTGGTTTACGCATTTTTTCTCCTGAGCCAGCTGCAATGCGTTTTCTTTTTGCGTGTATGTTTGCGTAGAGTCCTGGTTTTGCCATAATATTATCCTAGTAAAGTTGAGCCAGCACCAGTGGTATCTGCTACTGAAGTTATTTGTTTTTTCTTTTTTTTTGCTTCATCGGTAATATCTTCAACATTGTCCTCAGCTTGAGCTGCTATTTGTTGTATAGGCAGTTCTTTTTCTTCTGCCATTTTTTTTGCTATTTGTATTGGTAGCTTTTTTTTATCTGCAATTTTTTTTATTGCTTGCATACCTACAGCCATTTTTAAGGCTTTGCCCATCATTTTTCCCATAATATTATCCTAGTAAAGTTGGTTGATAAGTTTCAGCATCTGTGGTCAAACCTTGTGGTCCTGTTAGGATGGTTGACTTTCTGCCTTTTTTCTTTTTGTTAACTGATGCTATTGCAGCTTCTTCAGCATCTTCATTGATAGCTCCTGTTGGATCAGCTGCTGCTATTTCAGATTCTGTTGGAGTATTTGTAATTTGTTCTTCGGTGTTACCACTGCTTGGTGGATTGTAAGCAATTGGTTCTGGTGCTGGCGGCACTGGTGGCATACTTACTTTTGGTTTAAAAATTCTGCTCATGGTTCATTCCTAATGGGTTGTAATTATTGTCAGCTATACGCTGGGTTATTTCTTTATCATCTCGTAATTCTTCTAAGCCCACAGCTAAACAGCGTAGGCTGTCACATGCGTGACTGCTCCAGTCGTGGACTGGTTTCATATTAAAAACTTGTAAGGTGTCGTTAAACTTGCGGTGATAGTTCCGCAAAGCATCTATAAGTTTCTTGCAAGTATCAACGTCTAGCCAACAACGGTTTAGCAAGAGTTGCGTATAATGAATACCATCCTCAATACTTAGTTTAGGTACAATCTTAAAACGCAGACCTAACTCGTAGGCTATTTCACGCCTGGACTTACCATTAGTAAACTCACGTTGTTCTAGATCGTGTGGTCCATAATGGTTTTTGTAAACGTAATCCTTGCCGTTAATCACATTAATGTAATGGGGTAACCCCTCATTACTGTTTTCATAATAATCTATAATCTGTACAGCTCGACCTACTTGCTGAAAAAACAAGATAACGGTTTTATCAGAGATGCCTATATCCCATGCCGTACTAACAGGATAAGTCGGATCATATGGCACTCGACCAACCTGACCTTTGTTTTCAATCTTTTCTACTATATCTCCATAGATAGCACCTTCTAGAGCTGCTACCCAATCACACTCGAACTCTTGTCGGTATTTATTTTTACCCATAAGTTCTAAAGCTGCATCTAATTCTTCTTGGTCAACAATGCCTGTTTCCGATGCTTTAGCAATCTTGGTGTACCAAGTCTTATCTTTCAGACCGTGTTGGTACTTATTGTAAAAATCATTACTCATGCCTTGTGGTGTACCCACAAAATAACAAAAGCCTTTACGGTCTGACAGAGCTGGTCGAATAATCTCAGGAAACAATCGTGGATTGATCTGAGCATATTCGTCACAAATAATACCATCGTAGTAATTACCACGAAGGCTATCAGGATTTTCAGAACCTAAGAGGGAGATCTTTGCTCCGTTAGGCAGAGTGCAACTAAGTTCTTGTTCATTAAACTTTGATCCAGGTATGACACCAGCATAGAATTTTAAGTAGTCAAAAATAATTGACTTTGTTTGTTTATAAGTTGGTCCGATGTATGCGTACCGTGGATTCCATTTGTCGTTAGTTAACGCCCTTTTAATTAGTTCATTGATGCACAATACGGATTTACCAGCACGCCTGTGAATGCTGAGTACAGCCCATCTATGTTTACTTAGTTGTGTATGTATGTCTTGTTGTAATGGTCGTGGACTATACGGAATAGTTATCTGCATTAATGGACCGTTGGTTGTTTGCCATCTATATCTAGCAGATCAATATTTAAGTTGTTGCAAATCCAATTAGACACATCTTTGCCGTGAATATTATTACGAAAGCCTGTAACGCTAATTATTAAACTTTTGCTAGTTTCATCGTAAACGATCATTGCTAGCAGATCTTTTAAATCTTCATCCATATGCGTGGTTCTATTAATTTCCTATTCTATATACGCTACAACCGCAGCCCGACTTTTCGGGGTGTGGGGGGGTCGGTGTTTCCAAAACACATGCCAAAAAAAATAAGGCTTTACCTAGCGTGATAATAAAAAAAAGATCGGCAGTCCTTATCGTGTCC